CGCTCATAGATGATTGACTTCACCCAGTTGTTGGCTGGGTTGCAAGTGGCCAAGCAAACGATCGGAGGCTTGCCATGCGCCTTGTTCCAACTGCCGATGCGCTCCTGTACCTTGTAGAAGGTCGGTTCTTGCAGCTCGTTCACCTCATCCAATCCGGCACCATTAATCTCCAAGCCGCGGAAGCGGTTGAGGTCCTTGTCTTCGTCAAAGCTCTCAGCCATGAAGATCAGCTCGCTGCCGTTGTTGAATGTCACAACATTCGTGTCCCTGTTCCAACTTCTTATGTGTGCATTCAGCCCATCGGATAGCAATCCCGTGAAGCTTGGAAAGGTTGTGCGCTTAAGATCCGGCAAGCTCTTGCGGATAATCACCCAGCGGCTGCCTGCATAGTGCAATGCCAGATGGCTGATTGTAAGCAGCAGCCAGTATGTTTTGCCGCCTCGAATTGCGCCCCCGAAAACGATGACACGCTTCTCGCCGCTTATCGCTTGGTCAAATGCAATCGTCTGTGTTTCGGTTAGCCGGTAGCTCATTCACTCTTTGGCTCCGTGCGAATGATCACCAAGGGCTCAGTGCTGGTGATGTTGGTGTCGGTCGTTTGCTTTGGCTTGCCGTAGCCGCGATCGAGCAGCATCTCTGCTGCCTTTATATCGCCACGCAATGCCTTGGCCTCAATCGCCTTAAGGATGCGCTCCGCCGTGCTTAGTCCGTTCTTCTCATCCCCCAAGATGTCAGCCATTAGCTTGCTAAGTTCTGGCAGCTTACGCGGTCTCCCATTAGGGTTGCCTGTTTGCCCTTTCTTGAACTTATGTGGCTCTATGTTTTCTGGCTTTGGCATCGCTGTTTTTTCGCTGTTTACTTTGCCCTGTTTCTACGGTACTTCTCAGCCTCTGCATAAGCAATCGCTGCTGCTTGCTCTGCGGAATATCCTTCGCTGATTAGCTTGCGGATGTTCATGCTTATGATTGTCTGCGTATCTCCTTGGAATAGTGGCATAACACAAAATTAGTTTAAATTTAGTAATCTTTCAAATATCTCGCCCTCATGGTCGATGTTTACCGCATGGCCTCTGAAGACAATGTCTTTATACTGCGAGTGATAAATGAACATGTCGTGAAGCTTGCCTTCAATGAATGCTTTGAAAGTAAAGCCCTCAACGCCGTTCTTGTCTTCAGTGGATATCAGGACTCCAAACCTGTAATCGATTCCGGCATGCTTATCGAGCACCAGTTTGTTGACCTTTGAGAACTTATGGATCTCATCGATATTGATGGCGATGGCGATGTCATACTCAAGGCCTGGATGTGTTAGGTATCCAAAGAAGCAATGGTCTTGCATGTACTTCGAATCGACAAACACGCCAGCTCTGAGCCGGCGCGTTGTCTGCATAGAATTAAAATCCGTCATCTTTCTTGGCATGATAGCGTTCGCAATCTAAGTCAATCGAATCCTTCTCGTAGTATTCATCTTGCTCTTGATCTTCATCATTGTTGTTTGATTTCAAAAACTCAAACTCCCTTTCGAGTCTTTCTGAGATTTGGTTGATTTCTTGTAGTGTCATCATGGTGTGTATGTTTTGAATATGTATTGCATTTATTGTGCCAAAGTTCAGCAACCGGCTTCAGGTTCATGAATCTTTTTTGGAGCCACAAGGCTGTCAAGGTAAGCGTTCACAAGATTCCTGATAGTTTCCTTGCTTGAAATCGGCACTCTAAATGTGATGTTTATGGTCGGCTCGCCATACTTATGAGTGCGGCCCGCGCCTATGCGCTTGCCTCCTCTGCCTTTTTTTTGCTGTTCCATCTGTGCAAATGTATTTATTATTTGATTGTGTTATGCAATTGGATGTTCTTTTTTTTGAGAAGCACAAGCCAATTGAATGCCTTAAGCATATAAGTCCGATGCGCAGGCGTATGCTTATCCGTTGCCATCAAGTACCTGGCAAGGGCCTCGTGAGCTCTTGTGGTTGAGGTGTAAGTTGTCGGCCCATCCACAAACGTTGTCTCCTCTGGAAGCTTCTCGGTCATGTAGTGAATTATCTTTTCGTAGTTAGTCATGACCAAAAAGTCTTTGCCTAATTGATTTGACAAGCCTTGGATTGGTTGTGCAATTCTCTTGCATCCAGTTGAGATATTCAAGATCAATTATCTCAGATATCTTTTGGCCTTTGTACTTGCCAAATGGCATCACTTCCATTGGGTTATTCTGTGGCATCCATTTTTGCCATGTTTCACATTGAAGGCAATATTGTCCAATGTGATTTCCAACTTTGCGATAAGCGAATTCTTGATGTCCGCAATTTTTACAGTTATTCATGGTTTATGATTTTTAAAAATTCCTCTTCCGATCTTACGATCACATAATCATGGCCAAGTGATAGGCAAAGCTTTTGGAATCGCTTTTGGTCCTCCGACTGCCTTCCGGTCTCGGTCTTCCATTCGATCCAACAAGTTCTGCCTTCAGGTCTTAGGAAGCACATGTCGGCCACTCCAGGCACAACACCCATAGCTTTGTTCATTGCGCCCTTGATTCCGTTTGGGCTGTTGTTATTGATGGCAAATATCCTTCCTCTCAAGTCGGGACGGGCATTCCATAGGTTTGTGAATGCCTTCGATTGTGTTTTTACTTCGCTCATAAAGTATCATGTTACAACTTCAAGGTTGATACAAATTAGGTCCCAAAATCGGCTGTATTCTTACTCTCTCATGGGCTTGAGGGCAATGTATCAACCTTGTGCAAAAAAGTGCCTCCATAGTATATAATGTGTGTGTGTGTGTGTGTGTGTGTGTGTGTGCATATATATTGTTAAGGTATAAAAGTAAGTTGTAAGTTGATACTTTTGGTTGTAATGGTTATTGCAGTAAGGCTAAGCAGTCTCAACTTGATAAAAAGTAAGTTGATACAGGTTGATACTTTTACATCGGATTCTTATTGACAAAGTACATTGTGACCAAAGAATTGCCTCTGCGCTTGCGATCCTTATCAAAGCCAAGGCTACTAAGTATCGAGCCAATGCGCTGGATGTTGAGGTAGTTAAATTTGGTTTCAATCATCAGATACTGCTGGATGTCAGTGAGCGACATCCACTCGCCATATGATGAAGAATTGCCAGGCTGAAGCTTCTTGTGGATCAAGTCCTCTTCAGGTGTTGAGTGCTTGAATGTAAGTGTAGAATCATTGAGATCTTGAATGTCTTGATGCAGCACTGTGTAATCCCATCCGGCACGATACATGGCATAGAGCTCACGCCATAAGCCTTCCTTGTCACACTTGTTGTATTCATCCTTGTTGATGTCAAGGATGTGAATCGGAATCTGCCTACGGTTACCAGTCGGATCGTTAAGTATCTGCGTTTCGTTCGATGTTCCGCAGAACACGGCCAAGCGGCGAAGGTCGAGCGACACGCGGCCATAAGGCTCACGCACGTTGATGAACTCCTTCGATGTTAGTTCCTTGAGTCTCTTCTCTTCCTTCTTGGACTTACCACCGTACTCATCATCGAGAATCATCAGCTTTAGGCACATCAGGATTTCATCATCCTTGCCGCCATCCATCTTCGATTCAGCGAATAGGTATCGCAATCGCTTTGGCAGAAGATAGCGAAACCAATGCGTCTTTCCAGTACCTTGCCTCTCACCAGAGAAGATGAGCACCAAAGGCGAGTGATTGCCATAGGCTGATGCGACAACTGAGACCAGCCATTTGCAAATCCATTTGTCTGCATTTGGCGTGTCAGTCACAACGCTGTTGAGCAGGTGCGTGAGATTTGGGCACTCGTCTTCCAGGTGTAATTCTTCTTCAAAGAATTCATGCAACGGGTTGTATGTCTGGACACGATTGGAAAAAATTATGGCGGTTACCAGTTCTTTTGTCGATTCTTTGAACACTGCCTTGCTATCCAGATAAATCGAGTTGAGGTCACTGTCATCGATGGCCCTTCCATTGAGTTCAATCTTGCGAGTTACTACATTTTTTTTGAGGTCGTAAGTGTTTATAAATGCCGCAATATCAGCACTTACGTTCTCGGATTTGAATTTAATATCCTTTGCTACTATCTCATTGACAACTTTCGTGCTTTCCTCTGGGCTGATGCCGGAAACTTCGAGGCTGCGCACTATGGCTTCAGGCGAAAGTCCAGCGGCACGCTGCGAGCTTGCTGCCCTGAGAATGGCCTTGCTTTGCTCTGAGTAGGTCTCGATGCCGTTCTTCTTGGCGTGGTAGTACAGTGTTGCAATGGTTGACCTTTTGCCTTTGGACTCGCTGTGATTCTTCAGGCATGCGGTGTACTGCGCATTGCAGTCATCGGAGTTGTACTTGGATGAGTGTGAGGACAATGTGTGAAAGTAGTCGCGACCACCTTCGCCGAATTCAGACACAAGTGCGTAAGCGATTTGGATCCAGTCGGAATAGTCTTCACAGAGGTTCAGTCCTTTGCGGTCCATCGCTTCAATCATGGCATCAAAGTCAGTTTTGATTACTGCTACTCTTGCAAGCTTCTGCTCCTTCTTTTTGGGTAGGTACTTCTTGAAGAGCACTGCCTTGGTGTTGATGATGATCCAAGGGTCGTAGGATATGAAGCGCGCTCTGGAGACGTTCTTTCCGGATTGGTCTACGATGAGCTGGTACTCATTGTAGAGATAGGAAGCAATGCCATTGAAAGCATCGAGATGGCGAGTGCCATCGATGCGGATGATCAGGCACAGGCCATGTCCGCTGATGGATGTGAATGCTGCATAGATGTAGGCATCGGCTGCGATTAGCTTCTTGGTCTCTTCAGGATTCTCTATGTTGTCGATGTCGATTGCAATGAAGCCTGAGTGCGCTCGAAGGGCTTCATCCTTTCGGGCCGAGAATGATCCGCTGACTGTGACCAGTGGTGCTGATTTTTTCTTTTTATCGCGTTCGTCCTTGTCGGCTGTTGCTCTGACTTGGAGCACGATGTCTTGCCACTTCCCGGTGCGCACGCCTTCGATGAAGGCTGCGAGCTCGATGTCAGTGTCCTTGGTGTTGTAAATGCTGTCGTACTGTGAGATGATCATTTAGAAGTGTTTTAAGTTTATTGTCTATGAGGTCCCTGTGCCAAGCATCGAATCGCTTATTGTGCTCGTGGCACCAGAGCCTTGCAAGTTCATGATTTTTTTTCTGAATTATGGGCATGTGTGATTCATTAATTTCTTTGAGCACTCCCAATGCTGAGGTGAATACCTTCTCAACCAGCACATAAAGAGAGCGGTACTGCTTGTGATGGGCGTTTGCTTCAATGAGTTTTTTTACATCGACTCTGCGCCCGATTTGGATGAACTCGTCAATGCCTTCATCTTTAACCACGATTGGTGGGAAGATATATCCGCAAGGGAATAATTCCCCTGTTGGAATTGCATCGCAAACCTTCTTTGCTGTGTGATGCCTTGCTTGGCATTCAGGACATGACTTCACTGGTGCCACACCTTCGCCTGGCTTCTTTGGATTGTGGAAGATGCTTCCCCAATTGCGAGGCGATGACCAGAGGCCATGTGTCTCGCAGTTGCCACCAAGATCGATGATGGTGAATGCGAGCTTCACTGGATGCGGCCTTGCTCCACGTCCGCACATTTGAAGCCAGAGCGGCATTGATGCTGTGGCTTTGTTTACGATTACGGTTTCGATGTCGGGCTGGTCGAATCCTGTTGTTGCGATGCCGATGTTGTTGAGGATTGCATCGGGTGTGTTGGCGAACCATTGGAGGACCTCAGCCCGATCAGGCGAGTCAGCATCGAGATGTCGAGAGTTAAAGCCTGCCGCTTGAAAGGCTGCGTTGACTGCGATAGAGTGCTCAACATTGCAATTAAAGATAATTGTTTTTTGGCCGAGCGAGTGCTTTTTGTAGGCATTGATTGTTGTGTCGATATACTTGGGATTTTTGTAGGCTGCTGCCATCTGTGCTGTATCGAAATCTCCAGCTTTCATCTTGAGCCTTGCGCGGTCCACAATTGACTTCGCTGAGTAGGTCAGTTCTTGGCAAAGGTAGCCTTGCTCGATGAGGTCAGGGATGTCGATGCCGCACACGATGTCATCGAAGTAGTTCTTCAACGGATTGGTCTTGCGTGCTGCCAATGGCGTTGCTGTGAAGCCGATGATGTAGCTGTCCGTGAAGTGTTCGATTACCTTTGTGAAGTTACCGATGTGGCATTCATCGACAATGACCAGTCCAATGTTGGTGAACTTGTCGAGCCGCTTGTATGCCGTCTCAACCATTGCGACATAAACGCGAGCATGCGGAATCGACTTCATGCCGGCCACTACTGGCTGCGTTTTGAGGCGAATCGATTTGGTGGCCTGTGCGAGCAGTTCTTCACGATGAACGATTATAAGTATATCCTGAGTGCTTCGAGCGCAATAGCGGTCGCAAATCGCAGAAAAGCACACCGTCTTGCCTCCACCAGTTGCGAGCTGCGCAACCACCTTGCGATGTGTGCGCAGACTCGCAGCGATGTTGTTGATGAATCGTTCCTGGTAGGGGCGAAGGGTCATGCCTCAAGTCTTTTATCCATTGGTATAAAGTCCGAGCCGTTGCCATGCACGGTCTTGATGAAATCCACCTCAACCTTTGCTGAGTTGATTATGGTCTGGGCCACATCAGTGATGGCCTTTGCTTTGTCGATTTCCATGTCACCATCCTTGAGCATTTCGATAACTTCGAAGAGGTGATCCCTTAGGTGTTCAATTTTGTTCCTTGCCATGATTCTTGATTATTTTTTTGAGTTTTGAAATTGTCTTCATTGTGGATTGCATCTCTTCAGGATAGCGATGGATGGTGTTCAATTCCATATTCTGCTTTGTGTCGATGATGAATAGATTGTCGATGTCAAAGTTTAGCTTGTCGCCATCCTTGAAGCGGATGATTGCGCCTTTCGGGATGGGCCCATGCTCCATCTCCCAGGCAAGGCGATGAGTCAGCACCCAGCCGTTGAGCCCCTCTTCAACCTTGGTCCAGTGATAGCCTTCGACATCTATGCGAGTCCACCCTATTGGCTTGTAGTTGACAGGCACATGACCCTTCTTGAATAGCGTATGCTCTGGTGCGTTGTTCTTTCCTTTGATGCCTTTGTTCCAAGGCTGTTGGCCTTTGGTGAATCTGTACTTCATGCCAACTTCCTTGACTCTGCTGCCATGCACTTCTCTGAGATACTCAGCGGATTTCTTCAGGCGAAGCTTGAATGCAATGTTGTAAATTGATGACTCAGACACGCCAATGATTTTGGCGATTTCTGCGGTCTTGGTCTTCGGGTAGTATTCAGCGATGAAGTCGAGCTGGAGCTGTGAGAATTTACTTGCCATAGTTGCCATCGAATTGATTGAGGAATCCTGCGATGAGCTCGTAAGCATGGTCGAGCTCTTGCTGGTTGTGCCGGTATAGATAGAGATCAGTGAACTGCCCAGACTTCTTGACCTTTGGAGGCACGCCGATGTAGTAGAAGTCTTTCGGATCCCAGCCCATCAGCATGGAATACCACACCGCTTGCACATGGTTGAAGTGCTTGATCATGTCATCGGCGAAGGATTGCAGGTTCTTGGCGGTTGTGGTCTTCACATCTGCGATGATCTTCATCTCATCCCAGCAGATATCCATCGCACCCTTGGCGAGCACGGTTTTATCTCCAATTGTGAGCTCGCTTACCACGATGCGCTCCTTTTCGCTTTTGTCGAAGAGTTCGCCAAGCAGTTCCACCTGGTGAATTGCATCGTAGGTGTTGCGCACTGGCGTACCCATTGTCTCGTATTCGCACTCAAGGAGTGAATAGTGAAAGTCCTTGCCATAGTTCAGCGATGCCTTTGCATAGCTGATGTCTCCCGTGTAGAACCGCTTGATGCGGCTTGCACTCACGGCTGGGTAGGTGATGTATTCATCGCGTGTCATAATCTAATGGCTTAAATGTGATTTTGTAGTATTCTTCACCTAACTGCAAGCCATCGAGTGCGCCTTCGTTGTAGGTATCCACTATCAATTCCTTCTCGATTGCAATGTACTTGTGAAAGTTGTTCAGGAACTGCCTGCCTTTGTCGGTATGCACGTCAAAGAATTCGGGATGCAATTGTCTTAGTTCGGTTATTAGTTGTTGCACTGGTGTTTTCATCGTGTTATAGTTTGAATTTTTTCTTCGTAAATCTCAATGCCGGCGATCTGCTCCACGCCGAGCTCTTGCATTGCTTTTGGCAAGCCAGTAAGCAAGGTTTGTTGCTTAAGGTTCCCTGATGAGAACAGCACGCCAAGCACTGTCACCCAATCCACTTCGCCATTGATGCGAGCCTTGCGGATGGAGCGAATGCCTTTGATGTGGCTGTGCTGGATACTAACCTCAGCGAGCTCATCGGTTAGGGCGGCCATTGACTTGGCTTGCTCTTTTATGCGCTTCTGATCTTCTTCGTGCTTGCGGTCCAGCTCGTTTGTGTACTCCAGCATCTTGGACTTGGCCGATGCGATGAAGGCTCTGAGAGGCTCGGTTGCTTCTTGCTCGATATTCATGAGCTGCTTCTTGTACTGGTCGATCGGGATGGTGACAATCTTGCGAGCTTCCTCGATGGCCTTAATGGCATCGTTTGCTTCTTTGATTGCTTGGCTTGTGTTGTTGTAATCGCTCACGTTGGAAACGCTGAAGCAATCGCCATCGATGCTCATGGTGTCAATGAGTGCATGAGCTTGCAGAACCTTTGGCGAATTTATCGCAGCGTATAGATTCTGAATTGGAATTTGTATCTTTGCAATGCTGTTCATGTGTGTATGCATAGTAAAAGCCGAGCCTTTTTGAAGTGGGGCTCGGCTTTTTGGTTTATGTTAGAAAGGGCTTGAGTCGTTTGAGAATAATGCATCAAGATCGCCATCCAATGAATCGCTTGCAGATGACTGATATACCGGAGCGGCAACCTTTGCAGGCTTGCTTACGCGAGCAATCCACTCATCGCTCTTGCGAATGTCTTCTTGGATGAACTCTGGGAGCTTGCCAAATACTTCGCCATCGTGCTCAGTTGAATCATAAGCAAGGAGCTCATTATATGCTGGAGGGCACTGCATGCCTTTTGGCATTGGAGACACGCTCATGATGTTGGCATAGGTCTTATCTTCTTTGCCGTTGTGTGCGATGTTAACCAATGCACTTTTGCCAAGTAGGGTGAAGATTTCGAACTCGCCAGCTTGCTTGTCTGTCATCTTCTTGCCAGCCCATGATTCGATGAACTTGCGCATCGATGACTTCTCGCCCATGTTGAGGTTGAAGATTGTCTTCACGATGAAAGGCTGCTCACCATTCTCTTCCTTGAAGATTGCCGTCTCTGTTGGCAATTCAAATACGAATTGAACTTTGCGTTTTTTGCTGCCCCACTTTTCGTCGAGGGTTGTGCCCTTGTCAATGATTTGAATTAGGACTGCTGGATAAGCCCCCTCAGGAGCGATTTGGCGTGTGCCGCCTGTTGAACTGTTTACTGGTGCTTTCATGTTTAAAAAAAATTAAGGATTAAAGATTAGTAATTAATGCGTCTGTTGCCTGATAGTGCAACTGCTCAGTGACAATTGCGAAGTTGTTGTGGAATTCTTCCATGTCGCAAGGATCATAGATGCGTTTCTCGGGTGCTGTGCCGTGCTCGATTGAGCGGTGGTACTGGCGTGAAAGATTTGCGGCCTGCGAATCGCAGCGAGTGTAAAGCCCTTTGATTGGGCCATCGTTTACAATCATCACCAGCGTGCCGGTTAAGTGATTGTAGTGAAAGAATTCAGTGCCCTTCCAATTCTTGAAGGTCGTTGCTGTTGAGAGTGGTTTTTGCATGATTATTTAGATTTGAAGTGTTTAGAAAGAAATGGGGGCGGTTAGGGCCCCCGTGAGAGTTAGGAAAATGCTGGAGCCATTGAGTAAGTACCTAAAGCCATAACGTACTCATTGCCATTGTAGCCTACTTTTACTTTTTTGCGTACAATGTCTTTGTACCCTTTTACTTTAAGGGTTACAAAATCACCCTTGCGAGTTAATACTTCGGCTGTAAATACGCATTCTGAATCGCAAATGCTTACCGCTTTAATTACTGTTCCTGCTTTGATTGTTGTTGTTGTCATGGCTGTGATTGTTTCGTTGTTTTGTTGAGGCAAATGTACACCCCTTTTTTGAATTCGCAAGCGAAAAACAAAGAAAACAATAAACCACCAGCGTAAAAAAACGCAAGTGCCTGAAAATCAACGCAATTATTTTATGCGTGTCAGGCCGAAACCAATAAACGCCCCGAGCCCAATCTTGGCCGCATCGGTTTGATACCACTTTTTATCCTGGCGAATCACAACATTGCTGATGCCAGTCACGCTCACATAAGGGTTGTCGACTGCAATGCGAACAACCTTGTCACGCTTTCTCAAAATAGAGCCTTTACGAAGCGTATCTCCGATGGCAACAGTGTAAGCTACCGGAATTATCATTGAGTCAATCTGAAGCCTTCCTACGCGGTTAATCGTGCCTCCTATCGATAGCCATTTACCTTCACGCCCGAATGATCTTGGCAGGCGCAAATGCGGAAAGCTATCGATGTACACCGTGTCACCAAGTTCGAATTCGGTTTGAATCACTGTCTTGGTCCTGTACTGCACGGCTTGGCTTGCTTTGATCTCCAGCTTGCTGTTTATCTTTTCAAGCTCTGCAAACTTGCGCTCGCTGCTCACAATGGTTTGCGACTGGCTGTAAATCTTGGCCGAGTCCTCAGCAATTCGCATGGTGTATTCGTCATTGGCATTGCCAAGCCGCTCCAGTTCAACCTCGGTTGAGGCCAAGCTTCCGCAAGTTCTGATCAGCATCAAGGCAAGGACAATCGTAATTGTCACCAAATAAAGCCTGCTTAAGTTAGGTTGTTCCATTGCTTACAAATTGCATAACTTCGTTAAATCGCACCATGTAAAGATCCTTGTTTCGCAAGTTTGAAAGCAGTATCTGGCTCGCAACTTTCAGCGGCATGGCCCTTTCTAAGATGTAAACCGCAAGCACCTTCACCAGCCGCTCGTCACATTCATCATCAGTGCTTGGTAAGTAGGTGTGTGCTTCATTCATAGCTGTCTTGTTGCTTTCTTTACCAGAAGCCTGATCACTTCATCAAGCTTCTGCACGCTGTCTGCTATCATCTCCATAATCCCTTTGCGCTCTACCTCTGTAATTTCTTTGTGTTCCATGATCATCTGCACCAAGCCACCAATGGAAGTCAATGGCTGGCGAAGCTCGTGGCTCAACATGAAGCGAAACTCTTCCAGAAGGATCTTCTGCCGCTCATGTTCATGCGAGCTTATCGATGTCACATCGACCAACTGAATGCCAATCATGTGCACGCTGTTCATGATTGAGTAAACATTCCACATGTTGTACCGCTCAGATGACATCTTCTGGCGTGTCTTGGAATAGACTCTTATCGGATCCGGTGCTTTGCTCTGTGCTTTCCTGATTGCTCCAAGCATCTCATCACGATCACTGTCATTGGCTGCAATGTCCAATATATTGCCGGGCTTAATATGACTTACGTATTCGCGAAACAAATCATTTGAGGTGACAATGTTTCCATCCCTGTCGGTAATCACATAGAAGAGGTCGATGCTCGCCTCAAGGATGTGCAGTGATGCCATAAGACAAAGATAAGCCTTATGCCCTTAGCTCGCTTCGCAGATCATTAAATAAATTGCTCCAGGCAGCACCGCAACCCATCAAGTATTTCGCACTCATCCACAGGGCAAAGCTAAACACAACACCATTCAGGAGTATATCGTAGTTCATAGGCTCTTCAATATCTTGCGTGTTTCTTACAGGCTGAGGTTTGAGGGTGTAGTACGTTGGTGCTGGGTATAAAGATACATCGCAGGGCTGAATGGTATCGAATGCGGTAAGTTCACGCACTGGCTTTGGCTGTGCCATGACGAACTCGAAGCTTTCACGATTAGCTTGCTGAAAGCTTGTGTCGGCATTTGCAACCTCCCAGCTCATGGTGTCTACATTCACCTTGTTATGGCGTGCAATCTTGATGGTATCTCTACGAACTTGCTGCATCGTCTTTGGCTTTTGGAATGTACCCTGCTGCGATTAGCGTTGCTACAATTGCCGCAAGGGTTTCGGTTGAAATGACTTTGAAGATTAGCAAAAAGATTGAAACTAAAATCATAAGGCTTCCGATTGTGCTACGCCAATGCTTGACAATTATGTCTATGATTCGCCTTGGTTTAGTAACACCTTTTCGCATGAGTTAAAATACGCGAAAGCATTGCCTGTGTTGGGGCAATTGCGCCCTAAACTTTACAAAGTGAGAAATAGAGATTAGCCTCTTCGCGTCTGCGATTGGTTAGCCCTGCAAGCACCTTGCCGCCTGCCTTGTTCCATCTTAGGAACTCATCAAGTATCGAAGGGTCGGCATGGTTAGCTTTGGCTTTCTTCAGCAGCGTGGATTTAATCAGCGCACCCGTGCCGACATTGTACGCAAAGCACACCAAAGCATCGAACTGGCATTGATTAATATTCGGTAGGTGCTTATTTACCGCCGCTTCGAATGGCTCAAGCGTGGCAAGTAGCAATTGAGTTGCTTCCTTTTCGCTTGCGAGCTTTTCGCCTAAAATTACTTTCTTGCCGTTCGGGTAGCGTGTACTTCCGTAGCCTATGGTAACTACGGAAGCTGGGCAAAGGTAGGAGCTAAGCCGCAAGCCCTCATACTTCTTGATTAGATTAAGACCAAGTAGCGAGGTGCTGCGCATTTAGATTATAACGTATTGAAGGATTGCTTGGATGAATTGAAATGATGCACTATTTGATAAAGATATTACTTGCATTTCAATTTGACTACCTGCAACATCGGCAGAAATATTCCAACCTTGAAATTCTCCATCGCCTATGCTATTATAAGAAATAATTCCAAAGGCATCTTTGGCGTTTGCAAAATTTGATGCAATAGGCAAGTCCAATGTAAAGTTAGCAACAGATTCCGCACCATCCATCTGCACATCTAAGAATAAGGTACAAGTTACAACAGTACCAACACGCGAATAGTTACCTGCTAAAACACCAATAACTGGATTCGTGCCACCTGCATTTGTAGCCGTTGGATTCCAAGCACCGCTTTCGATGTCGGGCAAACCGCCTACAAGATTTTGCACTTCAATCTGCTTGCTTGTGTTCGTGCTTGTGTCAACGATGTACATAATGTCATCGCTTGCCGCAGTTCCTAATGCTGGTAAATCGGTTACTTTAACGCCTGCCATAGTTGTAAAATTTGCCCACTAATTTACAAATTATTCAGATACGAAATGGCATCTTCCGAACTATCAAATTGTTTATCGTTGAAAGTAGTGCTTGTGGTCGCAAAGCAATACACGCCTGCTTCACAAGTAATATGCAAACTTTGTTCGTCCACTATCTCCCAATTTGGAGCGATTAGTTGCGCATCGATTTCGCCATCCGCAACGGATGAAAAAAACTGAATAGCCTTTGATGTGATGTTTACGTTTATCATAGCTTTTCGATTGAATACATTGAGCCAAAATTGGTATCGGTCAAACTGGTCGATTGAATAGCAAAAACAAAGTAGCGAGCAAGCGTCCAATTTATCGCGCAAGTTGTAACCCCTGAGAAATTCCCGTAGTCGTTATTGGTGTTACTCGCTAAAATAACAACCTCTGTATTATTGGTTGAGGTCTTAATTGCCATGTGCCTTAAAATCTGATTGTATAAGTTCGCATTATTAGCAACGTTGTAGGCTGCGATTTGAATAGGCGAACCAACTAAGTCAGGCGTTGAATTTACATATACCCTTAAGACTTGATTCCCGTTCGTACCCGATTTTCTTGTGCGATAATTAACGCGAATAAAATCGCCAGCTGCAAAGGTATTTGCTGCAATTAGCTGCGTAAATACAACCGTGTTTGTATTGCCAACGTATCCTGCTGTATCAATAGCGGATTTATACACAACTGGCAAGGTCGGGAACGTTGCAAGCGTGCCATCGCCTCGCACATACTCGGAAGTTGTGCCTGTTGGCGTGTTAAACTTGCCGTTAAATGTTGTCCAATCACCTGAACTTAATGCACCTCGATTGCTTGCGCTTGCAGTTGGTAAGTTGAAAGTGTGCGTATCAGTTGCCGATGTAATCCCGAAATCCGTTCCACTTGTACCCGTTGCAAAGTTTTGCACTTGCGCGGTCAATCCGTTTAACGCGTTAAGCCCTGTGGTGAAGGTTGTGATTACTTGGCAGAGGTTGTTGTCCTCAGTGTGCAGCGTAATGTTTCGCCCCGAAGTAGTTACGAAAATGCGTACTGCGAGCCTATCAGTTGCAAGCAAAGTTGTCGAAGGTACTGCAAGTGCACTTACATACAAATCTACTACCGTGCCGCCTGTAATCGCTTCGGGATTTGTAGACCCTGTTGAAATTAGCGTAAAGGTTGCGCCATCGTACTTGTAAAGCTCCATGTAAAAGCTCGGATTTCCGCCGCCACTCGAAGCATTGAAGTAGGTCTCGAAGTTCCAATTGCCTGAAGGGATTGCCAAAAGGCTTGGGTCGCCTGCATCCGTTATGAATTGTGCAATGTATCCATCGCCTTGCGCGTTTGTGCGTGTGAAGTCCGTGCCACCTCCGAGAACTGGAGTGCGGCTCATTTGAAAATAAGCATTGCCTCCAATCGTGCCCTGACTTATTGACCCGTTGAGATAATAGTTAACCGATGCGCCACCGCCACCGCCTAAAGGAAAATTTGCCAAAGAGCCATCGCCTCGAACGTACTGGCTTACAAGTCCGTTGGCTGTTATGTCAATGCTTGGGGTAGTGGTTGGGTTAGGTACTGCAACGCTGAAAGCAGGATTTGTTGGATTCGGTACTGTTGCCGCAACCGATGTAACCGTTCCATTTGTAAGGGTTGGGAATGGCTGAGGTGCGCCTGTTCCATCTAAGTAGTCCGAGCTTGTTCCGGTTGGTGTATCGAATTTGCCATCGAAGGTGTTCCAATCTGCGCTGCTGAGGTATCCGTCTGTTGTGGTGTCGGCTTGGCTTATGCTTATGTCAGGCGTAGTGCCACCGCTTGAACTTAGTGGCGCGGTTGCGGTTACGTCTTCAACAATGGTCGCAGGCAAAACGGGAATCGTTGGCTTATTCAATATCTGATTGTTGCCGCTTGTAGCGTTCCAATCTGAGGGCTGTTGAACCGTTGGAAATCCTGCGCCAAGATTAACCCAATAGCTTGTATTAGTTGGCAATATTGAATCGTTCGCAGCGATGCAGCGATAAACGTTGCCATTGTACCAAACGATGTTACCAACTGCGTAAGCGTTGCCCGTTGCGCTTAGATGGTCATTTGTAAAAGGCAAGGCTATTAAAGCACCGCCACCACCACCGCCACCAATTGCTATTAAGGGGTCGCCTGCCGTACCATTTCCGATTATTGTAATGCCATCAACAGCAACCTCGGTAAGGCATGGCGTGCATGGCTCGAAGTCTGGCAGAGGGATGTCACCAGTTGCGCAAGTATCATAGCAGCCGTCCTCGCTTGAGGTGCTTACATTTACATCCACATCAATCGCAACAGCGGCCCATTCATAATTCACTGGCAAGTACCGAATCTCATTCTGGTAGCCATTGGGAACAACCTCATAAGCGATGACACCAATGGCGGTCTTGAATTGCGGATCCGTTCCGCTGATTAACCTCAAAACCCTCGATGCTACCCAGTCCTGCGCATCGGCAGAGTCGCAAGGTAAATGCGATTTGCGAACCATTGCATAGGCGGTCATGCTAAAGCGTGTCTCATAAATAGACTTGCATCCAGCCAGTCTCAAAGAGTCATTCTTGGCCACTGTGATCTTGCCACGCTTGGCCCAGAAAAATGTGCCCTGTTTTGCATCAAAGTTCGTCACAGGAATCGCCTGACCATTGCCAATGTAAAAGGCCCACGCCTTGTCATTGCCTTCGCCTACGGCCTCGCTAAGGCCGTAAATCTGATCGAAGATATTGCCAACCTCAATGCGTTGGTTGAGTCTGTCCAGTATGGTAGAAAGTAGATTCATGATTTCTTCATTGCGTTGGTTATTTGTTCGGCAAGTAGGATGGCATGCTCTTCAAGCATTGCCTCTTGCTCTTCCTTGGTCGGCAGAAAGATAGTGCCGTACATAGCCTCAAGACCATCGACCTTGCCAGTCTCAGATCCAGGCAAAGCAATTGCAGCTTCCAAGCCTTCTGTGATTACTTCCTCCGACAAGAATCCACCTTTCAATCTTCCAGTCAATTCCAATGGAAGCTTGGCAGATGTACCTTGCTTAAGTTGCGCATAACCGCCTGGGAAGAAAAGCGACTTAATAGGCGTACCTCTCTTGCCGACCTTGAATTTCGATGGTGCATTTCTTAGGCTGCGAGGGCTTACATAAATTGGCGTTGTGCTGTATGGCTTGGTAGGCAATTTCTCGCCTGCTGTATTGCTTCCTCCTGATGAGCCTGTGCCAAAGATCCGCTTGAACATGATGCGCTTTAATTCTCGAACAGGTGCATACAAAACAGTAAAGTTTGATGTAAATCCCTGATACAAGTTATCAAGACTCTTCTGAATTTCGGCAGGTGTCGGCATGTTATGGAAGTGCTGTGACGTACTTCATGTTGCGCCTACAATCCCAGCAGTGCGTGTCATCAGGCAGGCGCATGTTCTGCAACATCGCACTAAGTTCGTCTGCATATCTTGAAGCTGCGATATCTCTTGCTGCCATTAGGCCCTCTTGCAACTCGGTCTTGTTAGACCCACGATTCACAATGACAGTTGTGTTCACCCTTTGATTCGGGCTAACTGTGAGCGCATAGTTGTAAATCTCAACCGCTGTGGCATAGGCTAATGACAAGGCCATCGTGCCACCAATCGAGCAGATCCATCCTTGGCGGTCGCAGCTCACTGAATAGTTGATGCTCATGCCAGCGGTGTACTTGCTCGATTTGCTTGTCAGCACATTCGTGCCATCTGTTGTCAGCTCAATGCCGATCGCATCCACAAAAGGGCAGATGTGCGATTCCTTTGGACCGCCTCCGCAACTTGTGCAAGTACCCTTCTTTGGCGTGAACTTCACAGCATTCATGGTGGACTCATACACGATGGCAATGTCCATCTTGCGCCGTGCTGAGGTGAATGTCTTTCCAAGGTACTGGTCAACGGAGCCTTGGAAGTAAGTGAATGACTCAAGCAGTTTGCCTGTTGTCATGTCGAAAATCAAGATCGGTACATTGGTATTCCCAGATGTGATTGCGATGTTGATGTCCGCTAAGTAAAAGTTAAGGTAGGATATGGTATTAGGATCAATCTTCAATCTGATGCCTGCATAATTGCCGGCACCAAGTGCAGTCTGCATGTTTATGTAATTGGACAAAACTTGTCCAATCCTTCGCCCCTCAATCACAGTGTCGCTCTTCATCATCGGGCTAAGCTTAGTCAGCACATCAGATGAAAGCTTGCGCCATGCAAAGGCTCGCTTGTCTGCAAATAACTCAGCACCGTTGTTGTATTGGTCAGTGATTAGCTGGCCCAAGAATGTAGTGTTGATTCCGAGATCATCGATATAGAGCCCTGTCGATGGCTCAAAGCCTTCGCAGTCTCTTAATCCTACAAGTGATTCAATGCACATCTTTTTAGTTTTTACAAAGATAAAAAAAAGAGCGGCCATTTAGCCGCCCTTCTTTATTGCGTGGTTAGATTATCTAATCCGCTCTGGGTCAATAAGTCCTCATCGGCTTGCGAGAGTAAACCTACCGACCCTATTACGGGTTTGCAATCTGAACACAGTTAACATAGTTAACACCAGCATACTTGTCAGAAGACTCGTAGATGTCAGTCGGAAGAGTTACAATCTTTCCAGTTGTAGTCAACACGATTGACAAGTTTCCGCAGTCATCCTTCATTGTCAAATCAACTGGTACTCCAGCAGGTGTGAACACCAAAGTCTTAGAGTAGTTTGATCCAGCAACAGGAGTGATGCCTGTGTTCCAATCAGCCAAGTTGAATGATAACCACTGGATTGCTCCGGCAGTTGTCACCAAGTTCTTAAGCTGTGAACCTTGAGCAGCAGCAACGCGAGAATCGTAAGCAAAGCCGAATCCGTTCTGCTGGCTGATAGCCAACAAGTCGATGCCGAACTGCGTGCAGCAACCAGCTTGCACAGCATTAGCATAACGCTGCATCTCAGCACCACCAAATACCACAGGCGCACCTGGATAGTTAGCCATGCGAGTTGCTTGAAGGATGTCAGCAAGTGCGAACTCATTCAATGCTTGACCGCCAGTCTGGCGAGTAGCAATTTGCAAGCAGTCACCAGTTACAGTGTAGTAACCTTCAACTTCAGTGCCCCAGTTTCCGATGTCAGCAACAGCCTGAACAGCAGCAGCAGAAGCAACCTTGCGGTCGATTACATCCATCAAACGCATAACCGACTCAAGCACATAGCGAGAGTTTTCTTGGCAATGGCGAGCGATGTCAGCAGCATTGATTAACTGTGATGCAGTGTAAGTGTCAGTTGTATCAACTGTGTAAGTTGTTGTGCTGTCACCGTAGTTGTTGGTTGAAGTACATGTAAGGATATCGCCACCCTCTTCAACTTCTGTTTCAGGCAAACGCTGAATCCAACGAGCTTCAACTGTTTTTAATTTTCCACCTCCTGGAGAAACCTCAGTGCGGATTAGTTTAGTGTTTTCAGGTGAAAGCAAAAACTCTAAGAAAGGCAATTGCTCACGCTGACCAACTTCGATAAAGAGTTCGCTAAGTGACATTTGCACATTAGGACACTCCGATAGAATGCGAGATATAGACATGATTAAAATGTAGTTTGGAATTGCTTTCAGTTATAAAGGCCGAAAGTTGCGCCTACTTTGTGCCGATAAGTTGGCACTCACTACATCATCATAGAGATGCAAAGATAAATAAAAAAAGCCAGCATTGCTGCTGGCTCTGACAAAAAAGAACAATGAAACAAAACAACTATCTACATGAAGGGCCAGCATCCCTGCCAGCCCTTCGCCCAAATCATATTGATGTATGAAACTTTGACAAATATATTAAGGCAATTCGATTCTACCAAAAAAAGGTTTGTCATTTACTGACCTTCTGCCTTCGCAGCTCCAAAGCTGGCGAGCCCACCAATTGGCCGAGCCTCTTGGCGATGGAATGCCGTTGCTTCTTGCGCAGTAATTATTGCCTGCATCAGTGCCAGGATTGATGCGATAGCCTGATGCACCAAAGTGGATCTCATTGCCATCTTCATCAACCGCCTTGTACTTCTTGTCAGCACGGTCTGATGCAGTTACATTATAGCCCTCATACATTGGCATGCTTTAGCTCTCTTAAGGTTTGCAAAATTATAGCAATTGCAATGGTTAGATCGTTTGCAGTTACCATCTTATCGTGAAATCCTTGCCGCCAAGAATGATGCTGATCAAGAATGTCAATTGCTTTTTTCAGTGTCATTTGCTGAAGAATCTTGGGTTGATGCCTTTGATCTTCTTATCGGATTGCCCTTCCAATTGCGGCATCATTGGCGCACCTGGTCTCGGCACTCTTTGCCCTGCTGATGGATTCTTCATGATGATACCGGCAGCAGTTGCTTCCGCAAGTAGCACATCAGATAAGTTGAGGAATGAGCCAGCCTTCTCCTTGCTCTTCAATCGCTCACCGCTGTTGCGGTCCTTTACATAAATGTTGCCATCATCTTCTAAGTCGATTGCATACTTTTCGCCAATGGTAGCCTTGAAGCCTTTGATGGTGAATTCATTTACTGAAGGATCAAGCTTGATGGATGACAGCTCGCGCTCGAAAGTATGGTTGATCTTGCTTTGCTTTTGCTCCTCAACCATCTTGTTCTTGAACTGCTCGAATTGGTTGATTGCTTCTTGGCGTGCAGTGTCAACCTCAGTCAGTTTCTTCTCAAGGCTCTTGTGCTTTTTCTCCCACTCTTTCACCAGCTCTTCGCTTCCAGACTTGTCAGCTCTTTGCTGCCACTCTTCTTGCTGTTTTTCATAAGCATCACGAGCACGCTCCGAGGCCATGCGTAAGACATCTTGCGCCTTCTTGTCTTTGAAATCTTCTTCAGTGAGCGTAACTCCGAAGGGCTCAAATGCTCTCTTAGCAACGTGAGCAATTGTTCCATTAATCTTTCCGAGCTTGTCGTTTAGCTCCTTGCTGTTTACCCAGTTCTCCTGAAACTTTTCCTTCGCTTCCTCCAGGTTTTCTGCTTCGTTTAGGTTTAGGAAGTTCACTATCTCCAGTGCTTCCTCCGGTTTGATCGGCATATATTGTAGGTGTGTTAATTGGTTGCAATGTCAACTCTCGTGCGCCTTTCTTTTTTATCAGGTGCTCGGCCACCATATCAGAGGCTTGAATGATACGGCCATCACTTAGAATAAGGTGTCTCATTAAACAAAGGTAATTAAATTTAATTAATCAATAAATCCTTCTGCTCTTGCTCTTGCCTTGACACTCTCAGGCACTTTGCGATCAGGCACTGGCACAAGATAGTGTCGACAGTTCCAGCCACCTACGAAAGTAAATATCGACTTACTATCTGTGCCATCAATGCGCCCAGCCCATGTGCCGTTCCTGATGTCATTTATTCCAGCAGAATTCTTCCCAGCTCCCCATGCTTCAATCTCGCCTCTGTGGTATATGCCACCCTCGCGATGCTCGCAGAATGGCCGTGTTGTTGGTATCTCACCGCCAAGGTATTCGAACCATTCCAAGCCAAGCTCATCATTTACCGCTGCTGCATAGCTTCTATCCGCAACGGCCTGTGCTGTGGTTGCTGTTGTTTTTATATTGGCAAGCAGCCTTCCATCATTGGCTTCCGTGCCGGTGACCAATCCCTCCAATGCATTTACTGCCTCTCTTAGTGGGGCCCTTGCTGCGATATTTGTTGTGAGCTGTTCAAGGAATGGCTGAGTGAATCGCTGATCGAGTCCGCTTCCAAAGAATGCATTGATTGCATTCTGCTTGGATATCTGAAGCAATTGCTTCTGCACCTCATTGGGCTCAAAGCTTTCCTCGAATGTTCTGGCAATGTCATTGGTCAGCACAACGCCCTTATCGATGGCATCCAAAAAGTCCTTTACGGCTTGGCGATAGTCACTGCCTGCAAGTACCTTCTTGAGCTCGTCTGATATCAACCCGATTCGCCTGATGTTGTCCTCTGTCTGCTCAATGTTGCCATCAGCATTTACATCCATATCCTCAAGCAGAGGCTTGATCTTGCGCCATGCCTCTGCCTGAGTTTTAATTGCTGCCGTCTCGAGTCGCTTTGGAACTTCCTCGAATAACCTAATCTTATCGCGGACTAAGGAATCAAATGATGCCATTCAGTAGGTCCTGTTGTGCTTGTTGTATCGGGTCCAATTTAACTGCTACACGCTCGGATGCCAATCGGTTAAGTGCTGCCACTTGCTCGCCCATTGGAAGGTCGATGAATCTTTGCGCATTTTCAGTAGGGATGAAGTTGCGAATTAATTCCATGATGAGCTGAGGTGCACTGTGGTGAATCACATCTTGGTAACGCTCAACCGTGCCATTAGCAATCCTTGCCACGATGTCTGCACTGCTCATTAAGAGCAACTCATCGGCATTGATGATAAGATCGTAAACTGCTGAGGTCTCCTCGTCAGTATAGTGAATCGCTCTAATGTAGTTGTACACGTTGCTGAATGTGATTGATGGAGGCACTCCAGCCTTCACGCCTTCGCTAATGATTGACAAGTAATCGGATGGCGTGCTGATGTCGAAGCTTGTTGGATAAACCAAGTTCACCCCTCCAAAGTTTTCGCCATATCGCATCTTCCCCATTGTCACCAAGCAGAACTCATACAAGTTGAATATCTGGTCAGAGATAGGCTTAATGAATGCATACAGCGCACGCACCTTGTTCAATGATCCTGTTGCAGTCGATGCCTCGCCAATAGTTGAGGCTTCATCTGATGAAGGCAAATGCAATATTCTTCTTGCCTTGGACATCTGCATCTCAATCTCGCCTCGCAAAAATGTCAAAGTATCCATTGGAGGTGAAACGAACTTCAAGTATTCACCGCTGAGGGAACTGTCACCCTCGCTCAATGATGTCTTTGGCTTAATCAAAAGCATGCCAGTAGGCGAAAATCTTGACTTCACTCCGGACCCGTTACATGAACCGCAAGTCCTGTAACCGCCATTGATTGGATCAAAGATTTGGCCGTCCTGGCACTTGTTGCCTTCACGATCCACGAACTCGCAAATCTCACCAAGGGCCACCATGAAAGGGAAGGCACTTGTGGCTTTGCTGATTTGCAAGTATGACTCATCGAGAATAACCTGATCGAGCAATGGCACCGCTGTGATGAATGGCGATTGAAAGGCAATGTGACCACCTACAAGCTGCGGCATGCCTTCAAGCTTGTGGCATGGCACATAGCCAAGATTGTGAGCGAAGTAAAGCACTGGCTCGCTGAAGGTCATGTCTGATTTCTTGCCTATCTGGTAAACTTTCCAGATGTTCATGTTATCATAAATCTCCAAAACAAGGCCACTCTTCTCAGTCTTGCTTGCGACCTTTACTTCCGTTCTGTCATCAGTGATGACCATGTAATACTCGCCAAATTGCTGACCAACTATGCTCTTGCAAGAATAGTATTCCGGCATCGGGCGAATCAGCTCATTAGAGACAATCTCTTCGCCTTCCTCATCCATTACTGTGTCGATGTCATGAGGCTCGATTGCAATGATGCCATTGGGATCAATCAGCTTTAATGTCGGCACCATTGTCTTGATGAACATCTCAAGCGATCCAAACTTTGCAATCTCTTCGTTCACAAAACGCTGGAAAGTATCTTGACCAAAGATTGGCTCGAGCTCTTGGCTGTATCGGATGCTCCAGTTCTGATCTGCGAACGCACGACTAATCGTAGCCTTGAAGTCCTCAAACACGCTGAGTGTTGTGGGCTTGTAATTGGCTCTGATGTATTCAGCCTGTGCATCGGTCTGATTCGGAGCTCGCACGCTGAGAAGATGTGCAGGGTAAATGTCTGGCCGGGTATGCGGCAAGATGCTGTCATACATCTTAGCGGCATAGTTATAGCCCGGCCAGTATTCTGGATATTGTGAAACACCAGTGCGCTCCTTCGTGATGGGATTGATCGGGCTCTTAGTGGCCGCATTCTCCCATCCCTTATGCAGATAAGCGAACTTGTTTACAATCTTGTCAATCTCCTCAGTAGTAAGTGCCATTACGCGATTGCTTTAGAAGTTGGTTGGTTTATGATGCGTGTGCCGCATCTTTTATTTCCGCAAAAGTTTAGAGTTTTCATAGTTTCTGAAGTATTGAAAGGCCACGGCCTTCGGATGTGTTTAATGTGATTACATTGTACTTGTAATGCGCAACATATTCCATCAGCTTCTTAACATCAGGAATGTGTATTGTGTCATGATATGCAATTATGCCACCTTGGGCAATCACTCGCTCAACCTCTTTGAACTCTGGAAGGATATTCTCCCAGCAGTGATCTCCGTCAATGAAGATAAAATCAAAATGCTTTGCTGGCATCTGCTTAATCTTCTGAATAGATTCGCCAAGGATAAAGTCAACAGCAACCCCGTTTCTTGCAAGGTCATGCGTAAGATAGTCATTGATGTCAATGCCTGCATAATAGCCCCCGATTGGCAATGCCTCAATCATCTTGATTGCTGTCTCGCCTTCGAATACTCCAACCTCAAGCACTGTCTTGGCTTGTGTCATCTTAATAAGTGAGCCAATGAATTCGCAGACATCAGGCTCGCTATTCCATCCGTGACGTGCTACTTCATTGAATGTTGCTGTTGTCACAATTTCTTTTTCTTTCTTAGGTCTGCCTCTTTTTGGCTTATCGCTTTGGGTCTGCATGTTTGTGATCTGTTATTCTGTGAATGAAGTATTTGTGCTGAATGCCATCCTCTTGCATCCATGCTTTTAGTTTTCGATCCAGCCAATCCGTGTAGAATGTTGGTGTGAATCCTTTGCCTCCATAGTAGCTCATTAGGTAGAACTGCTCTTCGATTTGCGAAAAGGTAAATTCACGATTCATCTGAAAGCAGATGGCATTAACTTCGTAGGGCTTGAATTTATTCTTTCCAAATGACACGTTGAAGTAAAGCTCATCAGGTTGCCCACCGCCCCACTTCATGCGCAGCTTGTTCAATGGCATCGGATTGTTGATGTACATATCAGCAGCCATTCGATAAATAGCTTCTGCCTTTTCGCACTTCTGAATAAATTGGATTGAGCTGTTGATTGCATAAATCTTGTCGGACTTCACCAGTCCAAAATGTTGCCATAGCTGATCAGCCCAAGCCCATTGCATCTGCTTGAAGTCTCTGCCTTTGTCAATGGTGTGCTCGCCAACTACATGAGTGGCATACTCAGCATCGTTCTCGATTAGTTGGTCAATCAATGGCTGCAAGTCTTTTAGGCATACAGCATCGACATCGAGATATAAGTTGTTGTGGTATGGCAAGTAATCGTAAAGCAAAACTTTCGCCTTGCCTGGATCAAGTTTCTTGTTGGTGTAGATGTGCTGCTCTGGAAGCTCAACATATACATCGATGACATTTGTCAGGTCATGACAATAATAGGTAGCTCTTTCTTGGCTGTCGCAAATCAATGCAATCTGCAAAACTTTATTGAATCGCTTAATCGAGTAAGCAAGATTGTAAGCAGCCCAGTAATACTGAGGCTTACCAAAAGCAACAAGCACAACCCCTTTTGAGGCGTGCTTGTCACTCTGATTTGTTGGTTGAATATCCATTATCCAAAGATACCAGCAGGGGCATCGTATTGTTCAGGGATATTCTTGTCACGCCATGAGAACGTCACTTCGTAACGCTGCAATTCGTTGTTCTGCTCAGGCAAGATGAACTGTGCTGATGTGCTCAATCCTTGTGGTGGGTCGATGTAGATCACCTTACCGCTATCGCACATGTACGCGAGTACCCATCCAATGCGGCGGTTGTTTACATCATTCCAAAACAAGTTATTCTCATCAGTTACGTTTGCATCATAAAGGGTTGCAGTACGGTCTTCGTTGATACGAATTGGAGTACCGCAGCCGATTGGGCTGTCAACAATTACCGGAGAACCAGCAGGCAAAGCGAATCGGATGTCTTCAATAAGTTTAGCAGTTCCAGCAGTTAATAATGCTTGGAGTGCCACATCATCTGAAGGGTCAACCAATTCTGTGCCGCAGGCTCCAACGATAATCGCAGAAACACCACCGAGCTTGTATTCGTTGCACGTTACTAAGTTGTGATCAAGTAGCGAAGAGTCGCAGTAGCTTACACAAGCCATAGTATAGAGATTTAATTTGTTGGTGTGATGCCAGTTGAATAGGATGGCCCACTAAGTCCTACGTCTCTATGATGATCTGTGCAAATATACGAATTTATTCTTGATACAAATTGATGTTGTTCTGAGTTAGCAAGCGATCTTCATCCTGAGCCAATATAAAGGGCTCATCACCCAAATCCAATATAGAAGGTAGGCAGTTGGCATCCGCTGCCGTACAAACCGTCTTACGCACCTTCTCGTTCTTCTTATACAAGTCGATGGTAATCGAGCCAAGGTCATTGCCATCGTTGTACTCGATGTCTGGGAAGTCTGCTTCAGCAGGCGAATAAAGCTCGCCATTGACATACAAGTTGTCAAAATAGGTTATGATAGAAAGGAAGTCGAATACATACTCAGGCAATTGCCCAAAGAAGAAAGACACACGCTTGCGAATATCCGCATAAGATGTCACCGCCTTGCCGCTTGCATATCTGAACAAGTCTACATCCGAGTTGTACTGGGCTCGGAATCTCCGACCCTCCAATCGGATGCCTGGCAAGAACGATGTGCCATTGAATGCAAGGCCGAATTGGTTCTCTGCATTGCAGCCTTCGAGCTTGAAGAACTTGCAATTGTCCGAGTAATCGCCAATCTTGATTAGGTCGCTGTATAGGTCATAGCTTGCCCAGTTCTTGTCAGCTCGCACAGTTACACGCTTGACTGTGATCTCGCCATCTCCAACTCCGAACTGAGAGCCGAGCAAGCTTAATGGGCCTGTGCTTGTCACTGTGATTGTGAAGTTGTAAGTGCCTGCCGCATTGATTATGGTGCCATAATTAAGGCCATCTACTTGCAAGCGAAGCCGTGCAGTGCTTATCGATTCAACTTCAATCTCCACATAATAATCAGTGTCCTCGCAAAGCTCTGTTGCTGAAACCAAACTTGTAGCATTTGCTACAACAGTCAAATCAATTTGCGCTTCACCAAGCCCGATGTTCCAGTCATCCGTTCCAGTTACTGGCTGCGAAAACCATCCAATTGGATCTCCTGTTGGAGGGCTGTTAAAGTATGGATTGAATATGAAGTATTGGCCGCAAGTGTTGGTGCAATAATCCGCAATCGCTAAACGATAGCAGCCTGCCTCGATATCCACATCAGCCATATTGATGGCAGCAGTCAAGTATTGCTGACTTGTTGTGATTACGGGATCAAGCCGCTCAACAACTGCCAAAGTCTGCGCATCCACAATGCCAGCGAACAAGCCGCCATTCGGAACCGGCACAACGCTGTCGATAACAAATGAGCCATCGAATGGCTGTGTGCCATTGCTAAAGGCAATGAGTATCGCATTGGTTGTTAAGTCTGATGTCGTTAAGTATAGCGTGTGCGTGCCTTGTGTCGATACATCCAAAAAAGAGCCTCCGTTGATTGTTACCCTTAAATCGCCAACGATATCGCTCACAGTTATGGTCACGATAAAATTAGCCACCACATCATACCGCAAGTAGCTTGCAATGTAGCCGCCTGTGCTTGTGCCACCGCCTGTGATGGTGCTGCCATCCTGTGTCCAAGGCCCTACCAATGTCTCGTCAAAGAACTCAACCACACCACACTGCCCAGCCTCAAGCTGCCAGAATAGTTGGTCATTGAAGTCCACCAACTGCGAATACTCCGAGCCACAGCCTTCGCAGCCTTCAGGCAAAGTTGAGTTGAAGATTATCGGTTGATAAGGAAGAGATGTGTAACTCATGGCAGTAGCTTGTTGGATCTTAGTTCGAATTGCGCATTCTTGCGCATCACTGATTCAATATTAATTGCTTTGATGTAGGTCGGAGAAACCACAAGGATATCATCTTGCCGCCCCAATAAGATTGGCTTCGATGTCTCGCTTGTGATTGCATTTATCTCTGCCATCGTGAGCGGCCTGTTGAACTTGTACAAGTAGGCTTGCACATCGTTGATGTCAACTGGCTCCAATGTAGTTGGCGCAAGCGGAAGGCCAGAGCCTGAGAACTCAGTGCGATAAACCGTGCCGCTTGGAATGTCAGTCCATTGGAACAACACACACTGACTTGCAATGGGCCCAGGAGTGACAATCTTTACCGATGCATCCGTGCGCACCAAGTCACCGGCATTGCACACAATCGATGCGGTCACAGTCAGCTCGCTGAAGTTGATTGCAAGGGATGTGATCTGCGGCCCATCGATAGTCTGTATCTCTGCATCCGCTGCATCATAATGCTTAATACTTGCAAAGCCAATCTTGTTGCCTGTCACAAGTGTCAAGCCATCAAGCTGGATCTTTGCATTGAATGTGTAGATGCCTGTGAATGGCACAACATAAGTAGAGCCGCTGAAGTTGTTCCCAGCATCAGTGATCTCGTTTGGATAATTCAAGAAGGTTGCTGTGGCAACGGCATAAGAATAGAACTGGTCATCATCCACATTCCAGCACTGCGTGTCAACCGTTGCCCTTGCTAAGAACACAGTTGTTGCCGGATTGAATGGCTGAAGGAATGACTCAAGGCTGTTCGGGAAACCACTTAGCCAATTGGCAGAAACAAACTCATTTGTAAACGGCCCATTGTAAATCTGATTGCCGATGCCATAAGGATCGAACTGGCGAGCTCTTGTAGTTCCAGCACCAAAGGTACCTGTCCAATTCGTCATTAGCACAACGCCATTGGTATCATAGCCAGTGTTGTTGAATACCACAACGTCCTGAATCACATTGGTATCAAAAACAATCTCCGATGTCTTGAGCTGCAAGATGTTGCTTGTGTTGCACTCACCAATGAAGCCGAACTTCTCATCCCTGAAGCCTCTGAATGGCGTTTGCACAAACTCGCAAGGCGTGTCACCGTTGTCGCATTGGCCAGCCTCAAGCACCAAGTCATTGCCAAACTGAGCCGCTTGATAAAGCCGCTTCGTGTCGAACTTCATTTCGATGTCTGGCTGATCGTAAAGGTTAACCGAAGGAACCGATTGCTGGAAGTATGCAATTGGCTCGATGCGCAGCAGTGGCCTTCCATTGCCTTGATTCTCGATGCCAAGGCCAAGGTTCAACTTCAGCCTTAACGCGTTGTAAAGATTTTCGAATGAGGCAATCACCTCAACATCTTGCTTGATCCTTAATGACTCACCGCTGGTGTAGAACAGCACATCGCTTTGCGGATAAGTTGCAGCAAAGTAGTTCGAATCAAAGTCAATCAGGCCATCGCTCATGCAAGCAACTAAGTGCTTGAATACATCATACACCGTGTAGCCATAAGCCGGGTCAGTGTAATAGTTTACATTGGGATTGAAAACATAAATAGCAACCTTTGTCGGAGGTGTGATTGCTGCGCCATTCTTTGACAATGTGAGATCCATCGAGAATGGAATCGCCTTGTTGTTGTTGATCTTGGTGCTGAAGCTTTCATCATAGATCTTCGTCTTAACCTCGCAGCGGTCCAACAAGAATGCCGATTCGGTTGCAATGATGTACCCATTGACCAAGCCCTGCCAGGTACCAGCGGCACACAAGTATTGCACAGTCACTTTCACCAGTTCGCAGTAGCCCGAACTTGCGAGCTTGCTGTATAGGTAGGTGAATACATCGCCCCCAAAGATTAGCTCCGCATCGTAGGAAACTATGCGAGCTCCGATGCTGTCATCTTCATTTATCGTGATGCCAAAGTCCTCAGGATTCAATGGCTGGCCTCTGTCGATGCCATCAATCAAGAATCTTAATTCTGCTGCCATGAGTATCGGGAATCGCTGCCGTTAATGTTTACGATCATTTGCTTGCCTGCCATTGTCTTGTTCAGCTTGTCTAACTTCCGCTCCATGCTCTTGCTGTTGAGCGATGCATTCACTGTTATGCCATCGCGCTTGCTGTTCATCGCATAGCCAGCGATGGCAGGGCGCACATACTTCTCATCAATGAACTTCTTGAATGCAGCACTCGATGTGTTCATCGCATCCAATGCCTTGCGATGCTGAGACACTGAGTTCTTGTTTACAACATACTCGCCTTTCTCTGCCTCGATCAATGTCCCTCCAGCCTCATGGCTTTTGCCGCCTACCGGACCACCCTTCTTGAACTTTGGAATCGGCTGTGCTCTGATGATGGCAATCTGTGCAAGACCAGCCGCAAGTTGGATTGCTGCCAATACTGGATTGCCTGCACTTGCTACGCTTTGGGCAGTCCCAATGATTGCGTTGAATAAGGCGAGTGCCTTAGCTGCCTCAGCTTGCTTTGTCTTTTCCGCTGCAATCTTTTGATTGGTCCTTAATTGCAACGCATCAAGCTGCCTCTGCTTGTTTACTTCGCTTGCTGTGCTCTGCTCAATGGCTAACTTCTCAGCATCTGATGTGGCTGTAATCTGGTCAATGCGGTTCTGAGATTGAATACTTTGCAGTTCTATGATTTTACTCAATGTACCAGCAACAGCATTGGCAACTTGTAAAGCATCATCGATTGCCTCATCCCTTGACTTTTTGCGCTCATCACGAATTGCCTGTTGCGTTTCGGCCTCAATCAAAAGAATCTGATTGTCCGCTTTTACCTTGTCATCAACGCTCAAACGGATTGCAGCGATTTGCTTTTTTGATTCAAGCTCAATCAACTTGATGCGTCTTTCACTTGTGCTGCCTTCTTCCGCTTCTAACCTTCTAAGCCTGTTTATCTGGCCATCAAGCAACTCCTCATTTATATTTTCAAAGCTTCTTGCTATTTCTTCATCACGCTTCTTTTTTTCCTCCGCAAGCTTCTTAAGTTCTTCCTGATATTCTTTTTCAAGTTGTAGTCTGATGTTTGTGCTAAACTCAGCATTCTCTTGCTCCAACTTATTGATTGATTCACGCGAAGCCTTTGCAACTTCGAGCTCTGTCTCTGCTTGTTTCTTTGCAGCCTCAGCAGCAATGTCTGCCGCCTTCTTTGCTGCTTCTGCCTTAATTACGAGAATGTTGTTCTCAGATTCATCAATCGCGTCCTTTGCTGCTTTAGCTGTCTCAATTGCTGCATCTTTTTGTTCTTGACTTAACTTTATTATTTCAGTTGATGCAAGCTGAAAATCTTTAAGAATCTTCTTATTCGCATCAATCACTGCCTGCTCTCTTTGAATCTCAAGTTCGGTTGTGCTTCGGCCTGCTGCCTTCTCAACTGCAATCCTTCGCTCATAAGACTTCACCACAGCATCAGCCGCAGCATTCTGCTTCTTAGTGGCTGCATCGAATGCAGCACCAGCACGCTCTGCTTCATCGGATGCGCCTACCCATTCCTTGATAGTATCAACCACATCTCCAATCGCATTGCTTACCGTCTTAAATCCGGGTACTGAATTCTCCAGGGCTCGCTTCACCTTATCGAAGTTCTCAACCAATGCAATCAGTCCAATCACTAACAGTCCGACACCAGTTGCAGCGAGTGCAATCCTGAATGCTTTGAGTGCTCCAGTCGATGTGCCAACAACTACATTGTAAGCTGCTGTTGCATTAGTAAGCACAAAAGTCTTAATTGCGCTTTCTTCGAGTAGTAAGTTTGCGATTTGCTGCACGCCGTTCGCAACCGCGATAGCCCCCTGAACTTTCAGAATTGACTTCTGCAAGTCTTCACTCTCTGAGCCAAACAACGCAGCCGCACCTTGTGCAACTTCGAAGCCTGCGGCAATTCCTTGCGTGGCTTGCACCGCTGCATCAAACTTGAATGTATCGCTTGCAAGAATCTGAACCCGTGCTCTTGTATCTCCAATCTGGTCCTCAAGTCTTGCCGCCTCAAGTGTCAACTGCCGGAACTGAGCCGTGCCATCTTTGCCTGCTTGCTCCAACTGCGAAAGCTCGTTCTTTAATCCCCTAAGCTGACCCGTTAAGGTCTTGCCCTTGGATGTCAACTGGTCGAATGCTTTGTTATTATCAGCGAGTGCTTTCTTTACTTCACCGCCACTAAACGCAGCAGCGATGCTCTTGCCTGCACTCTTGTAGGCATTGGCAACCTCTTTCGAGCTTTCCTGTGCCGATGCAACTACGGCATCATTAGCTTTGTTTACTTCGTTGACTGTTGCCTTCAGGCTGGTTGCCTCGGCTTCATAGATAATCTCAACCTTTGTTGCTGCCATTTTGAGCCTTTATTGCTGCCTCAAATTTAAGCAAATAAACCGAAACATCGGAACTCATTAACTCATTGAACTCTGAGATGCTTCCACCAGCCAATGCCATCACTTGCTCGCGGAATCGGTCTGCTGTCCTTTTAGCCCTGCTTTGCGGTGAGAACTCAGCTGGCGTAACGCCTCGTTGAGCTTGCGAAGTTCGACCGTGTTGTACTCCCAGAGCGTTTGAAATTCGTTCGCTGAAATATTGAATAAGGGCATCAGCGGCTCGATACCCAAGCTGTAAAAAAAATCGTGAGCCGCCCCCTTGCTCAACTCTTCGAATAAGGTTAGCTTCTGCTGATGCACATCTGGATTCACCACAGCCGGATTCTCATCTTCGCGGATGATCCATGTCGCTGCAATGTTTAGCAGCAGATCGCGATGGATTACTGTGTTCTGCCTTTCGCGGATTACATGGATGTATGCGCCCATCAATGCCGCTGTCTTGGGATTGGATAGTCCGGCAGCAAGTGCCTTCTCCATCTCATTGAGAATCTTGTCCATCTCGCTGCCACTTAAGCCGCTGCTCAATCGCTCGAGCAGTGTCATACTCATGGCGAATCGTTCGAGTGGCATGTTTAATTCTTTTGGGAATCGGTAGTACCTATGACCGCCGTGCTTGAATACCTCAACTAAGTTGTAAGTGGTTTTTTTACTGCGTGATAAACGTGATCGCAGTTGCTCGTTTAATCTTTTGAATAATTTCATCCAGTGATTGCTTTACTGTTATTTCCCTTTCGCTACTCATCAACATGATCACGCAGTTCTTGGTTTCGGTATCTTCATAGATCAGGCTGATGTCTGATGTGCTGATGATGCCATCCATCCACTCCTCATCCTTGTTGAGCAGCTCATCAACCTCATCAGATGCCTTTAAGATATCGAGCAAGATGAAGCCTGTAAGCATATCACCAACGTAGCAAAGGGCACGACTCATCAACAACTCTGGTCTTGGCTGGAAGGAAGCATCCGCACTCGCGGCAAGTATCGGTCAGCTTGATTCGGTATGGACACTCCTTGCAAATGGCCATGCGAGGCTTTGCCACCTCACGGCTTTCCTTCGTGTCAAACGCCCACAACGCCCAGCCGTGTGCGATGCTCTTAATCTTGTTTAGCAGCTTACGCATTCGAGTAGGTTTATGACTTCGGGTTCCTCATCAGTATTCACCACGCTGAAAGATATGCAGTCGTACTCAACCTCGCAGATGGTGAACTTCTCGCAATTCTTCAATGCGATGGTGTAGCCCTGCAATGCGTCAATCTTTGCGCCAATGATTGTCAAGATGCCATCGACATCCGACTCGGCCACAAAGCTCTGCACCTTCTTGGTTGCGTTGTGCGTTATGGTCACACTGTACTCAGTCTCTGGTGAGACAACGCCAAAGCTAATGCCAGCATTGCAAGCTGCCACGCTGATGCCGGAATCGAAGCAAGGAGAACAAACGCTCATAAGTATCGTTTAAGTATTGCGTTTACAAAGTAACGGAAACAATCGAGAAAGTCAGCACGCTCGCTTAAGTTTTTTCTGTTGCTCTTGATAATGCTGCCATTGGCATCGCACTGCACTTGCTTCGCATCGAACACGAAGCCCTTACACCGCTTGCTGTTGGCCCTGATGTCGAGCTTGCGCAGCGCAGCATTGCAATCGATGCGGCTGTTGTAGTGCGTTGGATTGGCTGGAATCAAGAACTGGCTGTCGCTCATGCCAAGCCTTCGCTTGATCTGCGTGTACGCGCTGGAGTTGTCACGCTGCTGCACTGTGCCTCCCTTGCCCATTGCATCGCCAGTGATCCTAATCAGGCCCATCGGCACGCCCAAGGCAAGCACCGCATCGCAGAACGCATCCACGCTGCCCTTCTCGATTTTGATCTCGTCCACAATCACTGCGCCCCTACCAACGTGCTGGATGACCAAGGCACAAAGCGGATTGATGTTGAAGTCAACAGAGATATGCACTGGCATGTTGCTGTTGAGCTGCACGCTGTCATCGATGTGCTTGCTGTCATCCCACTCATACAGGAACGGATTGGCCACGTCATCCATGACATCCCAATCGCCCTCCACGAATCGTGCGTACTGCACAGGCGGCAGCTCGCGAAGCGACTCAAGATATTCGGCAGGGATGTATGGGTTGTCTGTAATCTTGGAAGGAATGAAGCTCCAACGATCTGGCAGCGTGCCATCCTTGTAACGCTCATAGATGATTGACTTCACCCAGTTGTTGGCTGGGTTGCAAGTGGCCAAGCAAACGATCGGAGGCTTGCCATGCGCCTTGTTCCAACTGCCGATGCGCTCCTGTACCTTGTAGAAGGTCGGTT